ATACCCGTGCAGTTGTACATGCAATACAGGTCGTTGTCGGCGTCGCCATCGATCTGGAAAAGGAGCGCGAAGCTCTTCGGCTCAACACCTACATTCTCAATGATCGTTTTGTCGGTGGCGTTGAGCACGTATCCCCAGACATCCTGCAGCATCTTGTCGATAAATCGCGCCATTTCGAGGTCGCCCTCGTATCCGTTGTTAGAACTGGATTTGTAGTACACAACGCCGTCCGCGTAAAACGGCGTGATCTCGCCGCTCGCCTCGAGCGACAGATTCACGGCGCCAGGCACAGGGACCGGATTTTCCCACGTCGGCGTTTCGCCGTCTGCGGTCATCACCGCATAGTGCACGTTTTTAATGTTAAACTGCACCTTGTTCTCATTTGTCGCCATTGTTACACCTCAACTTCATACAAAATTTGATAACATTTCTCCGTATCGATATAGGTTTCCGATTTTTCCCAAAAAAGCGTGGACAGGGCGCTTTCCACCCTGTCCTCCGCTTCTGGATTTTTATCTTTTGTGTAGAGCTCGATCTGCACATGATCGATTGGCTGGTATACGACGCCGTCCGCCGAAAAGTTGTTGCTGTAGGCAACGATATAGCAGATATACGGCAGCTCAGGCGCTCCTTTAATCGGCCATGCCCTGTATACCACGGGCAAACCTGTGCTTTTCAAAAGCTGATATAGATTCTCCAGCGTCATTTTTTAATCACCACTTTTACGGCACCCACGAGCTTATCTGCAGCAGCCTGCTCGGCCGGGCGGATATGCGGCCTGCCGTCCACGCGGTCACCGTTTACCGTCGCATGCCCGTTTTCGAGCAGATGCGTGAGCTGCGGCTTTGTGCGGTTGGATATGCGCATTCGGATGTCCTCTGGGCTTTCAAACTCCACCTTGGACGTCCAGCCGTCCGCATACTTGCCTGGTCCACTCATTTTGCTTCGCGGGGATGTCGCTTTCAACGTGCGGACCGTTTCTTTTGCCACGTCCTTCACCGCTTTTTTTATACCTTCGGCGACCTCGTCGCTGTAATCCTTGAGCTCTTTCACAATCTCAATCTCAAGCTCCTGTAACGGGATTTTCCGCGCCACGCGCCACACCCGCCTTTCGCTCGAGATACAGCTCGATGCTGTCGTTGTCCGGGTCTAAGTAGGTGCGGTACACGGCATACCGACGCGCATTTTCACCCGAGCCGATCTGCACGATCTGCTCTCCGCTGTAATTTACGATCGGCGTCACGGCGACAAGCTGCGGCTGCAGGCCGTTCTGTCCGGCGTCTGCCCACTCTGCCCTCGTGACCGACTGCAGGTGCGCCCATATCGACGTTGCTGTCTCCGTCACCGTGACGTTTCCGATCGCGTCTTTTTTATAGCTTTCAGAGATCAGCAAAATGAGATCATCCATCTGCCGCCCCTTTCTGGCCGAAAAGCCGGTTGTTCAGTGCCCACCGCAGCATGCGCGGCATCTGCACGTTTTCCTCGCGTCGGCGGCGGTACAGGTAAGCGGCATACATTTCGACGAGCATCGCATCCTGCACCGTATCCGTCAGCGTGATGCCCTCCTGCGCGATGTAGGCTCTGGCCGATGCGATGAGTACAAGCAGATACAGGTCAAGCGCAGAGCTCGAAACCTGCAGGTCAACCTTCAAAATCTCCAAAATGTCTTCATCTGTCAACGTCAACGCCGCTTACCTCCTTGTTTTTTACTTTGTTACCGAGACCGTATAGACGCGCACTGCGTTGCCCTGCGTAACCGTGACCGTCAGCGGATGCGCTGCGCCGTCCGTCAGCCATGTCACTGTGCCGCCATTGCGCACATTCTGGCCGTTGTAGCTAATCGCCACCTTCGCACCCGGCTGGCTGCTGGTTGCCTCAATCTTTGCGCTCGTCCCGGTGGGTGCGAGCGTATAGCTGTATGTGCCCGTCGCAAATACGGGCGTCAGCGTCTCTGTGCCGACTGCCAGCGCGGTAAGCTGCGCGTCGTTTGCGGTATCTGCGGCAAAGTCCATCACGGTCGTGACCGCCGCGTTGTTGATGTTGATCGCAACAAATGCACCCGGGATGACCGGCATACCGTCCGCGCGCTCCTTGCCCTTAAATACGGTGTTGTCCTGGATAAACTGTACCTCACGGCTGGACTCGATCGTCATACCGGCGCGCAGCGCGAGCAGGTACAGATCACCGTAGCCGCCGATGATGTCGCCGTCCGGGATAAACTCGAGCACATCGATGTCGCCATCGACGACCGGCATTGTGCCCGGGAACTGCGCGACAAGACCGCCCTCGTAGTTAAACGCGATCAGCTTCGCGCGAAGCTTGGCGTAAGTTTTGCTGTTCATCGCCCAGAACTGGCGGCCGCGGCTGTAGCGCGTGAAGGTGTTGCCGGCTGCGACAGCCAACGCGGACCAGAAAGTGATCGGTTCGGCCGTGCTGTCCACCTTGAGAATGTTGCTGGTGTGGAGATCGACCCACTCCGGCGCATTTGCCGGATAATCGGTGGGCTTAGAGGCCTGCGCAAGGCGGGTCACGATGCCGAGCGGCATCTTGCTTGCCGCGCCCTTGCCGTACAGGATCGCCTTATCCAGCGCGAGGCCGATGCTCTCGGAGAGCATCTCCACAATCCAGCTTGCAAGGTTGATGTCATTGTCCTCGAGGATCGAGTTGCACACCGGCACATAGCCGGATACCTTGAAGCCGTCAAGTGTGACCTGATTAAAAACAAAGGTCAGCTCGTTGATCGCGCCGCACATCTCTGTCCACACCGCTTCCGGTACCGTACCGGCAATGGTCTGGCGTGCCTCGCCGTTGACGTTGCGGATACGTACGCGGTTCAACAGCTTAGAGTATCGATACATGTTCTCCGCGATCATGTCGAGGAAAACGACCGGGATCGTGAGCTCCGCGCCGGATACGCCGCGCTGCTGGCCCTTCATGCTGCGCAACTGCGCAAAAAATTCGCGTACGTCCTCGCGGGCGACGATTTCGCTGCGCTGCTCCATCGGCAACGCGTCAAACGCACGTCGGCTCATGGGCAGCGCGCGGATGTTGATATTGGTTTCCATTTTTCTTTCCGTCCTTTCTTTTGTGAGATGGTTTTCTTTGCTTCTGGTCGGAGCAGCTGCCTCGGCCTCGGAAAGCTCCGCTTCAAGGCCCTCGATCTCGCCTGCCAACGCAGCCTTTTTTGCTTCGTGCGCAGTCTTGTCCGCATCGAATGCCTCTACCTCTTCGGTGACGGCCTGCTCCTGCTCCGACGTTTCTGCTTCGTTGATCGCCGTCTCAAGTTCGGCTTCACGCTTGGAAAACTCCGCGTCCTTCTGGCGGAGCGCTTCCAGCTCGGCCTGCTTCTTTTCGATGCTGCGGCGCAGCATGATTGCTTTAAGTGCCATTGTCTTCTCCTTTCAGGCGGCTTTTCATCCTTGCCTGCCATTCCTCTTTTCTGCGTTTTTCTGCCTGCTCAAAATCTTTCCGGCGCGCCTCTACCGAGGTATCCTCATAAGCCGGGAACGTTACGACGGAAACTTCGTAAAGCTTCACGGCCTTGATTCGCCACACCGTCGGAACACCGTCCTTGTATTCGACATCCTGATCGAGGATGTCAAATCCGAAAGAGCACTGATTCACATCGCCGCGCTTCACGCGCTCGTAAAGATTCATCGCGTCCTGATCCTGTTGATTGATCGTGATGCTGCCCCAAAGCCCCCGCTCGTCTACGCGCAGCGAAAGCGTACCCGCCGTTGTACGGCCGAGTACAAGCGTCGTGTCGTGGTTAACGAGCGCCCGGACATCTCCATTCGTTTGTCCGTCGAATGCTCCGGGCTCGATCGTCTCATATGCGCCATCCCAGAGCTCGTACCGGCTCCCGAATACGGCAAAATACCCCTCGATATAGAGATTTCCGCCCTCGGCACGGGTACAGAAACCTTCGCTCCGCGCCATAGCCGTGCGTTTATACATCATGTGTTGTCACCTCCGTTCAGTTTGTTTTGATCTCCGATCATCCCTCGCGGGATGTAGTTTTCGAGAATCACAAGGTCGTCGAGGCCGGAAAGCGGAGAAAGTCCGATCCAGTCGCGCACCTCGTTCCCGGTCATAATCCCGCGTACATATTGATCGTTCGCCACCGCTGCAAGGTCGCGCAGGTCATAGTTGTAAAGGCTCCGCGCGTTGAACCGAAAAAACCAATCTGGATTGTACAGGAGCTTTTTGGTCATTTCCTGCTCGATGTTCTTCGCGACCGGCATGATCGTGGAGCTGATAAAGTTGTTCCAAGCGTCGCGATGAAAATCCCCGATACCCAAAACAAAAGGCGGCACGCCGAGAATGGCAGCCACCGTCCGCTTATCGAGCTGCACGAAATCCGCGAGCGCAAGGTCGGAGAGCGTGAGCGGCCGAACCTGTTCCACGCTGAACTGCTCTGACGGGATCATCCATGGCTCGCCCGCCTGCGCTGTGTCGATATACTCGCGCAGGAGCTTGCTTCGCCCTTCCGCGCTCGCAAATTCGTCCGTGAGCGCATCCACCTTGACAATGATGCTCGGTTTCCAGTTGCTGGACATAAAGCTTTTTTCCGTGGTGGCCGCCTGCTTGAGGTTGTTCGCGACGTCT